TTCAGCAAAGAAGCTACTCAATCAGCAACTTTGGAAGCTCTCTACACAGTTACAGCGATGGAACTTGAGCAAATGAAGCAAGTCATCGAATCTGACGAAGAACTCAAAGCAAAATTTGAAGAAGTGAAAGGAAAAATGACAAATGGCAATTAACAATTACGAACTAGCGACCAAACCTTATACTCGTGGTTTTGGAAACAATGTTACAACCGTTGTAGAAATCCGTTTGCAAGACGGGAATCGTTATAGCACTAACCAGCGGGAATTGGTTGGTGACCGTACAAACGAATCAGACGACGTTTTGATTCAAGCGGTGTTGGATATCCTAAAAGCCGAGCTAGATCCAGGCAGCGCCATTGTAAAGGCGCAACAAGACTTGGTCATGGCTAAGAATAAACAAGATGAATTGTCTAAAATTGTTAAACAACAACAAGAAACAAACATCCTCACTCAACGCATGATTAAAATCATGGTTCTAAATTCGGTAATGAGTGAGAACATTGTTTACGGTACTATCTACAAGGATTTGGTTAGCTTGCTACCAGTTCTAAAACGAGGAGAAACCTATTTTGAGGAAGACTTGGTAACGATTGAAGACCCTGACCACGTTGAGCAGAACGGAGAAGGTAAACACGTAATCGTTCAAGTTAACCGTGAATTTGAATACACAGGTCAAACGTTCAGGGAATTTGAAGGCGAAATGTCACGTAATGGCATTGTCGCAGTTTGGAAATGGGTTCCACCAAAAAGTAACGTAGACCATATTTAAGGAGCAGCTTATGTCATGGTCAGAAGCAATTGAGAAATTAATACACGCTATCACACAACTAGCGCCTACAATCGGAGTTGTCGCTACTGGTTGGTTTGGGATGAGAGCTAGTAAAGCAGGAAACCTCAACAAGGAACAGTTCAAGGAGCTAAAAGGCGAACTGAACACAATTCATGCTATTGGTGAGGAAAACAAGCAAAATATCACTGAAATCAATAACAAGTTAGCAGTCCACGACGAAGCTCATCTGGCCACAATGTATCTGAGGTTAGAACGTGATATCACGGTCGCTCTGAAGCGTGGATATACAACAGTCCATGAGTCTGACATTATCCATAAGATGCACTCTAGCTATAAGAAACTCGGTGGTAATGGGCGCATCGATGCCTTGTTCAAAAAATACTTAAATTTAGATATTGCGGAGGAAAATGCAAATGCAACAAATCAATGAAATTTTACTTAATGGTGCTATCAGCATCCTTGTTATTTTGGCAGGTATCGCAGTCAAAACTGTCAAGGAATACCTTGTTAAAAAAGGCGGTGAACAGACGGTCAAGATTGTCGAGATCTTGGCCAAGAACGCTGTAAATGCAGTGGAACAAGTATCTGCTGAGACAGGCTACAAAGGCGAAGAGAAGCTAGAACAAGCTCGAATCAAAATCCGTGCTGAACTTAATAAATATAACATTGGTATGACTGACAAAGACCTGGATACATTTGTCGAATCAGCGGTAAAACAAATGAACGACGCTTGGAAAGGGGCAGATAATGTCTAAAAAACAAGATATGATTAACGACCTCATCGCTCATGCGGATGCAGGTACTGGGGTAGATTACGACGGAATGTACGGCTACCAATGCGCAGATGTAACTTGCTACGGTATCTATGAATACTTTGGTATTCGTCTTTGGGGCAATGCTATTGACTTGCTACGGTCTGCAGAAGCAGCAGGCTTACAAGTGGTTTATGGCGCTCAATATCCAAAGGCTGGGTGGTTCTTTGTCAAGAACTTTGTGGCAGGAGATGGTGTGAACTATGGTCATACTGGCCTTGTCTACGCAGACTCTGACGGCTCTACAATCAAGACTATTGAGCAGAATATCGATGGCAACTGGGATTTTCTAGAAGTCGGTGGACCTTGTCGATATAATGAACGCTCAGTCAATTCAATCGTAGGCTATATCGTACCACCTCAAGAAGACCAATCAGGCTGGAAGCATGACGAAACTGGTTGGTGGCGGAGCCGTAAAGATGGCTCTTACCCTACTTCAAAATTTGAAGCAGTCGACGGCAACTGGTTCTACTTCGATGAAAACGGCTATATGTATGCTGACCGATGGCTACATCATACGGATGGAAATTGGTACTGGTTCGATAAGGACGGCTACATGGCCAATACTGGATGGAAAAAAATCAACGGCAAGTGGCATTATTTCAATGCAGATGGTGCTATGCAGACAGGTTGGGTTAAATACTACGAGAAATGGTATTACCTGGACTCTGTCAATGGCGATATGAAATCCGACTGCTTTGTGCCATACAACGGTGGCTACTATCTCATGCTTGAAGATGGCCGATTGGCAGATAAAGAATCCTTTAAGGTTGAACCTGACGGGCTCATTACGACAAAATAAAAATAGAAAGAAATCAAAATTTAATTACACTAAAACCGCAGGCATTTGCTTGCGGTTTTTTTGTTTGTCTGAAAGTAGTTTCAGAATTAAAAAAATAATGATTTTTTCACGAATAGATAAGTAAGGAGGAAGAAATGAAGATTTTAAATATTGAATTAACAAGCATTGATAAAACTGACTTAGGCTTTGAACATTGGGTAGATGTTACTTACACGGTGCCAATTTTAAAAAATGAGTACACGGTCAAGTTGTTGCTTTTGATGGAATGCAAGATAGAGGACCAGGAAGTCATTGAGTATCTGGTATCGACTTGGAAGTATCGTGATCTGGTGTTACATTCTGTGCAGATGTATGAGATGGAAAAAAATCAATAATTTTACTATCCTTGATTGAGATGGACGTAGTCCTCGCAATCTTTCTGAATGGCGGTCCTGGATGGCTTATGTCCCTCAAAAAGTTGAACTCTTTAAGGGAAGCATTCGTTCTAACTTGACTCTGGGTATGGAAGAAACAGTCTTTGACCAAGAACTCTGGCAGGCTTTAGAAATTGCCCAGGCCAAGGATTTTGTCAGTGACAAGGAAGGTCAGCTGGACGCAGAGGTTCAAGCAGGTGGTCGTAATTTTTCAGGCGGGCAAAAGCAACGTTTATCGATTGCCCGGGCAGTCTTGCGTCGAGCACCATTCCTCATCCTGGATGATGCGACTTCGGCTCTTGATACCATTACTGAGTCCAATCTTCTAAAGGCTGTTCAAGATAACCTACCAAACACCAGCTTGATCTTGATTTCCCAACGAACTTCAACCTTGAAGATTGCTGATCAAATTCTCCTTTTAGAGAAAGGGGAACAATTAGCACTTGGAAATCATGAGGAATTGATGGAGGTTAGCCAAGTCTATCGTGAAATCAATGCGTCTCAACATGGAAAGGAGGATTAG